ATTCAATGAGTTCTCGGACAAAGTTTTCCGAACCTTACGAGGTGAGAGAACTGTGGAGGCTACCCCAAAAAAAGGAAAAGCCAAGCCATCGAAATAAATGAGGCTTGGCTCTATTTCTACGGCAAGAAGTTGAACATGACACGTGAGGAGATTATGGAGTGCCCTTGGCACTTCTTCAATGATTTGCTTGCGTGTGAGGCAATATACTCGGGGAACGCTACCCCGAAGAAGAAGAAACTATCATTCGAAGAGACGATGTTGTTGAGGTAGAACGATGCAGGATATCGGTATAAAAATCGGAGTAGATGGCGAGGCCGAGTACAAGCGGTCACTACAAAACATCACACAGCAGACCAAGACCCTTGGTGCAGAGATGAAGTCGCTAAAGTCCTCATTCGAGGGTGAGGCAAAGACAATCGAGCAGAATCGCCAAGTCAAGGCGAAATTGAATGAGCAGATTGACGCACAGAAGGAACGAATAGCTCTGCTGAATACCCAACTTGAAAAGACAAAGGAAAAGTATGGTGATGACTCCACGGCGGCTCTCAAGTTAGAGGAGAACCTAGCCAAGGCAACCACCGCCCTCAACGCTATGGAAAGCGAACTCAAGTCCATGCCAAGTGACTTGGATATGGTAGCGAAGAAGTTCGAGGAAGTCGGAGGAAAGGTGTCAGAGGTTGGCTCCAACATCTCCAAGGTTGGCGATGGAATGACCAAGGGCATCACAGTCCCAATTGCGGCAATCGGTGCGGCAAGCGTAAAGGCATTCAATGAGATTGACCAGGCAATGGATACCCTAGTCACCAAGACAGGAGCAACAGGGGAGGCACTCAAGGAGATGCAGGACTCTGTTGAGTCTATTGCAACCACCATTCCTACCGACTTCCAGTCTGCGGCTAACGCAGTCGGAGAGGTCAACACCCGATTCGATATTACAGGACAGCAACTGGAGGACTTATCCTCACAGTTTGTTAAGTTCTCTGAAATCAACCAAACCGATGTAGTCGGAACGATTGACGAAACACAGAAAGCACTTGCCGCATACGGACAGGGTGCAGAGGGTGCGGCATCCTACTTGGATATTGTCAACGCAACCGCTCAAAGAACAGGTGTTAGTGTTGATAAGTTATCTAACGGCATCGTATCTAATGCGACAGCATTCCAAGAGATGGGATTGAGCATCGATAACGCTGTTGTATTCATGGGCCAGTTGGAGAAATCAGGAAGTAACTCCGAGACAGTCCTAAATGGTATGCGAAAGGCATTGAAGAATGCCACGGCAGATGGAAAGCCGCTTGATGAGGCTCTTGAAGAGTTGCAGGATACCATCGAGAATGGCACAGGCTCCATGGATGGCTTGACCGCCGCATACGATATGTTCGGCAAGTCAGGTGATCAGATTTATGGAGCAGTCAAGAATGGAACACTGAACTTTAAGGAGCTGGCTACATCACTAGGAGATGTGAGCGGCTCCGTGACCGATACCTACGAGGCAACACTTGACCCGATGGACAGAATGACGATGACGATGAACGAAATGAAAACCATCGGAGCCGACATTGTGACCACCGCAGGACCTATGTTGACCGACATGATGAAGGGCTTGGGAGATGTAGTCCATACCCTTGCGGATGCGTGGAACGGACTAGACGAGGGACAGCAACAGACCATCATCAAGATGGCGGCAGTTGCGGCGGCAATTGGCCCAATCGCAAGCGGCACAGGTAGACTCGTCACAGGAGTTGGCAACGTCATCAGTGTTGGTAGTAAGTTAGCTCCGATGATTGCGGGAGCGACAACTGCAATCGGTCCACTCCTTGCGGCGGCAGGACCATTCCTCATTGGCGGTGCGGTAATCGCAGGAGTCATTGCGGGTGGTGTTGCTATTTATAAGAACTGGGACACCATCAAGGAAAAACTTGGAGAACTGAAGGAACATTTCACGGAGAAGTGGGATAGCATGAAAGAAAATGTCGGCGAAGGTGCTGACTTCATCAAGGATATAGGCTCCAAGCGAATCTCCGAGGTTAAGCAGGCATTCGAGGAGAACGGCGGTGGTATTAAGGGAACCATGGCGGCAACATGGCAAGTCTTAACGACCCAGTTCAAGACAGGATTTGACATAATGGACGGTATAACAGGCGGAAAGCTCTCCGACATCAAAAATGCATTCTTCTCCAAGTTCAACGAGTTGAAGGATGCGGCTCTCACATGGGGACGTGATATGATTGCTAATTTGGTCAGTGGTATCACATCCAAGTTGAAAGACGTAAAGGATGCCGCAAATGGTATCGGAAACGCAATCAAGGAAAGATTGCACTTCTCCGAGCCTGATGTTGGACCATTATCCGATTTCCATACATGGATGCCTGACATGATGAAGGGCTTGTCCGATGGAATGATTCAGAACCTTGGTGAGGTCGAGAATGCGGCTAACCAAGTAGCAGGAGCAATTGCACAGCCGATGCAGACCAATAACTATGGTGGGTTCTCCATCGTAGTAAACGGAGCAGATGGACAGAGTGCAAGAGAGATTGCAGACGAAGTTGAGGCACGTATCGCTGACAAGATTGCAAGACAGGAGGCTGTATGGGCTTAATTAGGAACTACATGACCATCGGTGGCAAGTCCACCGAAGATTTTAATATCTACATCTCGGGAGAGGGCACATTCGCCTCCCCCGAGAGGGACTATGAGACTGTCTCCGTCCCAGGGCGAAACGGAGACTTGACCTTCGACAATGGTCGATTTAGGAACATGACTCTGACTTACCCTGCATTCATCACGAAGAACTACAAGGAGAACCTCACAGCATTCGAGGACTTCCTCGGTAGCCTCCGTGGATATGTACGGATTGAGGATACATACCACTCTGATGAGTTCCGACTAGGAATCTTCAAGAGTGGATTGACCCCGAAGAATGCGGCGGCGAACTTGGCAGGAGAGTTCGAAATCTCCATCAACGTTAAGCCGCAGAGATTCCTCAAGGATGGTGAGAAGGTCATCACATTGACTGGAGATGGCTCTGTGAAGAACCCAACCTTGCAGGAGGCAAAACCACTGTTGAGGGTGTACGGCACAGGCTCTCTCGGTATCGGGGACACGACAATCACCATCTCTTCCGCAGATGTCTATACGGACATTGATTGCGAGATTCAAGAGGCATATAAAGGAGCCGTGAACTGCAACGGCAATATCACAGTAACGAATCACACATTCCCAGTGTTAAATGGTGAGACCCCTATCACGCTGAATGGAAGTATCACGAAGGTAGAAATAACTCCAAGGTGGTGGCGAGCATGATTCCTATTTTGTTTGAAGAAAACGAAACCAACTTCACATCCAATGGAATTGGTCGGCTGTCCGATGCTGTCTCCTGCAATGTAATCGAGGAACGGAATGGACAGTACACCTTGGAAATGATCTACCCGATTAGCGGCAAGCATTATTCCGACATTCGGTATAGTCGATACATCTTCGCTATCCCATCGGACGGAACACAGCCGCAACCATTCAGAATCTACAAGATAAGCAAGCCGATGAGCGGAAGAGTCGAGGTTTTGGCGGAGCATCGCTCCTATCAACTTCGCCACATTCCGTGTGGGCCATTCACAGCCGCCAATTGTTCTGCGGCACTCCAAGGACTAAAGACCAATTCGCTAGAGAGTAATCCATTCACATTTTGGACGGATAAAAGCACAGTAGCGACATACACGCAGGATGTCCCCGCAAGTATCCGAGAGCGGCTCGGAGGTGTGCATGGTTCCATCCTTGATACATACGGCGGAGAGTTTGAGTTTGATAACACAGTGGTAAAACTCCACGCAAGCCGAGGAGCCAACAGAGGAGTAGTCCTCAACTACGGCAAGAACATCATCGACATCAACCAAGAGACAAATATTGAGAACACCATCACAGGTGTTGTTGGTTTTTATTACCTGGAGGGCACATTGGTACAAGCTCCTGCGGTATATACGGCGAATGCAGATGCGTATCCGTACAAGAGAACCATTCCAGTGGACTTCACACAGGATTTTGACACAGTTCCGACTACGGCACAGTTGCAGGCCAAGGCAACATCCTACTTGGTTGGTCTCGGAGTTCCTGCGGTCAACATCACTGTATCCTTCGTGGCACTGTGGCAGACCGAGGAGTACAAGGAGATTGCAAACCTTGAGAGAGTAAAACTCTGCGACACCATCACAGTCTACTTCGAGAAGTTAGGCATTGAGGCCACCGCCAAGGTAGTCAAGACCGACTATGACGTATTGAAAGAGAGATATAACTCCATCGAGATTGGCGACTCCAAGACCACGTTATCGACTCAAATAGCCGCCCTAAATCAAGAGGTGAAGGAAACCCCATCGATGATGCAGGGAGCCATTGACAAGGCAACCAACCTCATCACAGGCGGTCTCGGTGGATATGTAGTAATGAAGAAGAATGCCAACGGCAAGCCCGAAGAGATTCTCATCATGGACACGGACAATGTGCAGACCGCTGTCAACGTGATCAGAATGAATAAGAACGGAATCGGATTCTCAACTACTGGCTACAATGGACCATTCACAACGGCTTGGACGATTGATGGTTCCTTCGTGGCGGACTTCATTACCGCAGGAACCTTGAGAGCCATTGACATTGAAGGTGTCAATATTACTGGTTCTACGTTGCAATCATCAAATGCAGATAATTCAAAGCAAGTTAATGTTGAGAGTGGATGGATAAGATGTATTTCTCCTGTTGGAAGTGCAAGCGGAATATCTGTGAAAGAAGGCTCAAGAGGTTTCACAATGCATTCAGGGAACATCTATGGATACAACGATGCTGGAGTCAATACAATCGTGATGGGACACTCCGGCATGGGTTTTCTGTATCTGAAAGATTCGAGTGGAAACACAGAATTCTCAGCGTCTGGCTCTGGTTCATTTGGCACAAAATACTTTGCGGTCAATGGTTCTGGTACATCAGTATTAAACCAGTATGGAACCGCAACGGTTCAGATGGAAGGTAATAATGGGTCCATTTACTGTAACACATTTACAGCTACCGGAACGAAGTCAAGAGTAGCGGCAACGGACAGCTATGGAGAGCGCAAGCTCTACTGTTACGAATCACCGACGCCATACTTCGGCGATATCGGAGAAGGTAAGACGGACGAAAGTGGCAAGTGCTACATCTTCCTTGATGACATCCTTGATGAGTCTATCGAGGGAACGTATCAAGTGTTCCTACAAGCATATGGAGATGGCCGCCTATATGTATCAGAGAGAACATCCTCTTATTTCGTTGTAGAGGGTGAACCAAACACGGCATTTGGATGGGAATTGAAGGCTCCGCAGAGAGGTTACTCACTGCACAGACTTGAACCATTCGAACACGAGGAACAAACCGAGGATAACACCCTCGAAGAGACATACCAGTATCTAAATCAATACCTATACAATGTGGAAGGAGAATCAGCATGAAGAACATTAAGGGATTCGCAATCGCAAATGACGGAGTGATGAAGAGAATCGCCATCACCTATGACGAGATTGGTGACGATGGCAACATCATCAATGCCAACGTGAAGGTGAACCGAATCATCACCGACAAGGCAACACTCAAGGCTGTCGAGACAGTAACCAACTATGCACAGGATATCATCGATGCGGAGGAGTAAATCATGATTGCATACGAGTTAGATTTGAATTTAAGACCTGGTGGAGTTCTCCCACGGCTGAACGTATCCCAGTACGACAAGGGACAGACAGTTACCTGCGTACTGTGGGACGGAAATACGGCATTTGTATCTCCTAGCGGCTCTGCGGCTTATGTAGTCGGCACCAAGCCCGATGGCACAGGATTCGAGTATGCTTGCGAATATGAGAATGGTCAGCCAGTATTTACCATCACGGAGCAGATGTCAGCAATCGCAGGCGAGGTCACTTGTGAACTCCGTATCATTACCACAGACGAGCAACAGGGCACGATCAACTTCGTTCTCGATGTTGAGAAGTCAGCACTCTCCTCTGATGCTCCAATCAGTGAGACTGACCTCCCAATCATTCAGCAGTTGCCCGAAATCGTAGCGGAGTGCGAGGCGGCTAGTCAATTAGCTCATCAGTGGGCAACCTACGGAGCAAGTGGGGAGACCCCGAGTGCAACCAACAACGCTTACTACTGGGCAATGCAGGCGGCAAGTTATGCGGGCGGTGGACTTCATCCAGAGGTAGTACAGAGCCTACCTACAACCAACATCTCCACCACTACGCTGTACTTCGTTCCAAGCTCCGACCCATCACAGTCAAACTTCTATGATGAGTACATCAATATTGATGGAACCACCGCAGGATGGGAGTTGATTGGTACTACCGCAGTTGATTTGAGCGACTACTACACCAAGACGGAGGTTGATACCGCCGTTAGTGGTGTACAAGACCAAGTGGATGCAATCACAGTCGATGCAAAGGAATATGACCCGACCAAGAATTACGTAGTCGGGGACACCTGCTACTATAACGGCCTGTTGTATGAGTTCATCGGAGCCCACACAGGAGCATGGGACGACCTATACGTTGATTGCATTTCGGCACCGATTATGAACAACAAAATCAATTCGATAAGTACACAATTAGAGAATAAAGTAAGAATGAAGTTCAAATATTATGGTTCTCCTAGTGACACCAAGTTGAATGTATTTAGAACAATCTTCAATCAAGCTAGTGTTGACCATGCAGATATTGTATATATGCGTGCTAGTGATTTAGGTGGGGTTTGGGGTTGGTTCTTCCGTTGTACCGATGTCAAGGCTAGATTTTATGGTGTAAATGATACAGGTGCAATCGTAACCGCTTACACTAATGATGGTGGTATTGGTGTTACTTGGAATTAAAGTAATCATAAGTGGGCGTGGAGAGAATAGGCAAAACAAAACTCATCGACAAGCTACGAAGGGTAGGCTAACAAACCCCGTGCCGAGTCCACTTATTGAATTACTTTTAACGCAATAAAGTAATCTTTACAGCACATTTGCGCAAAGAAAAAGTTTAACTTTTGCAGAGCGGCATTGCACATTGTGTGATGTTAGCTCTGTTTTTCGTTATAACGATTTTTTACGAATAGATGCCAACACCTAAAGGAGTTGGGTCGGGGCACATCTTCGGGTGTGCCTTTTTATGGAACGTACCGCCGTAACCTTCGGGGCGGCGGTCTTAATAAACAATCATAGGTGAATAATGAAAGTAATAGACTATCTAATAAGTGCAATATTACGATTGCCGTTACCTAGTAGAGTTGAGCGATTATTGATTAGATTGCTAGTCTATCATGTTCGCAAGTAAATAAGTAATCTTTATATGGGTAAAATCATGGGGGACAATTGGAAATGTAGGTACCTTATTAAGGCATCAGTTGGGAATGACTGGTGCCATCTTTTAAGAAATCAATGTGGGAGCGATTGCTCACGATTCGGTTCGTGTGGCAGTTGCTCCTATTTTGATATGAGCAAAGCTCAAGAACCTTGTAAATCATGTAATAGGAAGGAGACTAAATTGAATGAGAGGACACTTTATCACTTCAGTTGCCGCTAAAATCACGGCACCTCAATTTTGCATCGTTACTGGTGCAATCGGGAGTCTATTAACGCATCTATTCGGAGGATGGGACATGATATTGGAGATGCTTGTTGTATTCATGATACTGGACTACATTTCGGGGTTCACAGTAGCGTTGGTATACAAGAAGTCGAAGAAAACCAAGAGCGGCGGACTTTCCTCCAAGGTTGGATGGAAGGGCTTATGTCGTAAGTGCATGACATTGGCATTCGTTGTCGTTGCTCACTATATTGATACCATTCTCGGGGTGGACTATATCCGAAGTGCTGTCATTGTCGGATTCGCCACGAATGAGCTTATTTCCATTATTGAGAACGCAGGAGCAATGAATCTACCACTTCCGAAGGTGCTATTGGATGCAGTCGAGTTATTGAAGAACAGAGGGGAGAACGCACATGAGAATTAACGTACACGCAGGACATAACAAGGCAGGCAAGGTTGCCTGTGGAGCAGTTGGAATCTTGAACGAGTCCAACGAGGCGAGAACAGTTAAGAACGAAGTTATCAGATTGCTGACTCTATTGGGCCACACAGTATATGATTGTACTGTTGACGATGCCAAGAGTCAGGCCGACAACTTGTCGAAGATTGTTGCCAAGTGCAACTCACACGATGTTGATGTAGATTTGTCTATTCACTTCAACGCAGGTGCTAATGATCAGGTCGGAAATGGCAAGACCACAGGTACAGAGGTCTACATCTATCCGAATGGTGGAATGAATGGCAAGGCACAGAACGTGGTGAACTCCATTGCCGCTTTAGGATTTAAGAATCGAGGAGTTAAGACCTCCAAGGACTTGTACGTCCTCCGCAAGACCAAGTCTCCTGCTATGTTGGTTGAGTGCTGTTTTGTTGACGATGCAGACGATGCGAAGTTATACGATGCTTACTCTATGGCATCCGCTATCGTGTACGGCTTAACAGGACAGCGATACACGGAGCCTGTTGCGGCTACCGATTCAGAGGCGGCACAGAAGGGAGCAGAGACCGCCCAGGGTGCGGCTGATACAATTTATCGAGTGCAGGTTGGAGCCTTCAAGAATAAAGCCAACGCAGAGAAGTTGGTTGCTGACTTGAAGAAGGCAGGATTTTCTGCATACATCACCAAATAGGTCATGTATTAGGTCCTCCTATTCCTATACATTGAGGGTTAGCTACGGCTGACCCTCTTTTTTTATTGCAAAAAATTTTAAAAATGTGTTGACATTACTACGCACAAGTAGTAATATAGAATCAAGCAAAGGGAATACACCAAACAGGAGGTAACAACATGGTAAGAGTAACAGGAATGAACGAGTTAGCAGAAATCATCGAGGCAAACAACAGAATCGAGAAAGCCAAGAGAGAAATCAAGAAGAATCGCATCAAGGAACTGGTAGCACAGGGAATTGATAAAGAGATTGCAAAGGTAATGGCAAACAACGGACTATAAAACACCAAGCCGAGGGCGGCGGCTAAACCGCCCTGAAAGGAGTACAAAATGGAACTAATACCACTAAAGGAATGGGCAAAAGCCCACAACATCGACCCTGCAACGGCTAGACAGAGAGCAGGCCGTGGAGCATTTGAAACGGCTAGGAAGGTCGGGCGAGATTGGTTGATTGACAAGAACGAGGAACTAATAGACCACAGGAAGAAGAAATAAGGGGGAATCAAAATGGAAAGGGCTATCACCGAAATTCTGTATCTAGTATCAATTGGAAAAGACTTGGAGGTGGCATTGTACACCGTTCTATCTAAATACTCGATGGAAAGCAATGACCACGCTCTAGTAGTAAGAGAGGACTCATGGAGAGACGACCTCGCAGATTATCTGAAGAGGAAACTCGTTGAGGGCAGGAGCCCGAAATCTATCAAGAACTATCAATTCGTCATCACTTGTGCATTGGAGACCATCAACAAGCCGACTGATCAGGTGACGACTGATGATATTCAGATGTATCTTCTCTACAAGAAGAATGTTGACGGATGTACGGACAAATACATCCGAGACCTGCGAACCAAAATAAATGGATTCTTTGAGTGGGCCAAGAGGATGGATATCATCAAGGTTAATCCAGTAGACGGAGTTGCACAAGTCAAGGTACGCAAGAAACACGTCAACGGATTCACAGAGGAAGAACTAGAGCGAATGAGGGTAGCCTGCGACAAGGGACGAAATGCGAAGAGGGACAGAGCCATGCTGGAACTACTGGACTCCTCTGGGATGCGATGCAATGAGCTTATCCAACTGGATATTGCTGACATCGACTTGGACGCTCGGGAGGGCATTATCCACCACGGCAAAGGAGACAAAGAGAGGGTGTTCTTCTTCTCCAAGGTTGCCGCAATGTATCTCAAAGAATACCTCAAGACCTATGACGGCCTAGATGGTGCGTTGTTCGTCTCCTCCAAGTCGCACAGACGATTCAAGAATGATTCGTCTGTCGAAATTGTCGTGAAGAAATGGGGAAAAGATGCAGGCATTCTGAACGCACACCCGCACCGATTCCGTCACACGTTCATCACTAGATGTATCAATAAGGGTATTAGTATCCAGGATACCAAATTGATGGTCGGTCATGAATGTATCAACACTACTGCGAACTACTATGACGAGAGCCGTGAGAAGGTCAAGGCAGAGCATAGCAGATTATGTGCTTGACAAGATAATCGATGGATGGTATATTCTTTCTCGCTGATAGCAAATGTGACCTTTGGTGTGACCCAAAGGATGGAAAGTGGCGAGAATGCGACCAACAACCCTTGGCTACGGACCAAGGTGTCGGGGGTTCGAATCCTCTCACGCACGTTACATGAAAAAGGAGTGGAAAGCCTTGAAAATAGGACATTTTCCACTCCTTCTTTTTATACCATATTACCTATGTGTAATAATTTTATAGGGACAAAATGGGTCATTTTGGGTCATTAGGGTGTGACCCTAGGTGTGACCCTACCGCTTGGAGCAACTCTCCTGCGGCGAATAACTCACTCATGTCGATGTGGGTGTAGATGTCTGCTGTGATGGATATATTCGCATGACCCATCAACTTCTGTGCAACTCTAACGTCCACCCCTGCCCTTGCTAGGTCAGTGCAATATGTGTGCCGCAGACAATAGGGCACGAAGTCCTCTGAAAGCGGATATGGTGGCACTAATGCATTTCGGTAGGTTCTACAACCCATTGCAATGTTAAGCTCCCGATACAGCCTCTCACGGAGTCTACGATAGGACGAATCGACATATGGATTGCCGTTCCTATTCGGTGCATAGAGGTCGAATCCACTCGGACGTTTCTCCCATATCCTTGGAGGGCATGGAACCCATCTATCGGAGTTCTCTGTCTTGGTTCCTCGGATGTGGAGCATTGTCCTACCTTCCAGTACTTGGAAGTCTTTCCCATTCACCCTAGCCGCCTCCTCGGGACGACATCCGCAGAACAACATTAACTCGAATAATGGGAACTCACCTCGGTCGAATAGGCTCATGATAGCCTTACGCTCTGCGGCGGTAATGCTCCTGCGGACACCTCTGACCGACTTTGGCTTGACTAGATTCTCGGTCGGGTCTCTCACGATCAGGTCGTTGTCCTTCGCCTTTCTAAAGATAAACTTTAATAACTGATAGATTTTCGTCACGTGGGAATAGCTCATTCCTTCCTGCATCTTCATAATCTCGTCTAATTGAATCGGCTTTATGGCTCGGAGCGGCACGGCTCCAATGTATGGGAGAACGTGTTTCTCCAACTGGTAGATAGTATTCTTGTAGTTGTCCGTCTTGGCCTTATGGATTGCTAGTGCCTTGCGGCTCCACTCTTCTACTGTGGTATTCCCACTAATCACCACCCTACCCTCTTCTAGGTCTCTCATGCGGAGAGCCTTCTTTGAATAGAGTTCTTCCTTGGTGTTTGCCTTCACCCAGTACCTCTTCCCTGCAAAGGTGAAGGATGTTCTGTACTTATATTCCATAATATTCTCACTCCTTATCGTTCAGACGCTCATAATAACCGAGCAATCTCTTCACGACCTCCTGTGTGTGATGGTCCGAGTCCCTGAAACACTCAATCAACAGTTCTTCCCTTCCTGTGATGGTGTAGTCCGCAGTTCCCAACAGATAACCAGGGGACACGTCCAAGGCTCCACATATCAACTCAATCGTATCTGCATCGGGCTTGTGGTCTCCATGTTCCCAACCACTTATAGAGGTATGTTTCGCTCCAATCATTTCGGCAAGTTGCCGTTGGGTGATACCTTTTTCCTGTCTCGCCTTCTTAATCTGTTCACCTAGGCTCATTCGAGTTCGCCTCCTTCCATATTACCTTATATATGATTATATCGGAACTAAATAAAAAATGTTCAATAAAATCGAAAAAAATATCTTGACATTCGATATAATCGGAATTATTATGAAAGAGGTTCGAGGGAATCGAACTAGAGAGGAGGTAGAAAGATGGAAGTCGGCAAGAAAATCAAAGCATACCTTGATAGCCACGGAATCTCACAGACATTCGTTGCTAGAAAGACAGGTATCAGCGTTCAGCAACTTAACTTGTCACTTAATGGCTCTCGCCGTATTCCGCTAGAAGAGTACGAGCTTATCTGTGGGGCACTTGAGGTCAACGTGGATGAGTTCCTAGAGCCTCGCAAGTTGGAGGATTAACAAATGGACAAAACGGAGTTAAGGAGGGCACTAAAACAACACGTAGGCGGTGCAGAGTTCATCACCTGCACAGAGTTAGCCACATTCCTCGGTTACTCCAAGGCGAACGCCAAGAGAGTAAAAGCCAAGTACCTGGACGGATTGCAGACAGTCAACCGCAAGTACTTCATCCCCGAGGTGGCAGAGCAAATCATGAAGGGGGTAACAAATTGAGCCAATGCGAAATGATTTTGAAACACCTAAAGACTCACGTAGGTATCACACCTACCACAGCACTAGAAAGGTATGGAGTTATGAGACTCGCCGCAAGAATCAGCGACTTGCGAGGGCAAGGTTATCAGATAACCACAGTACGAAAAGAGGCTACGAACCGATTTGGGAAGAAAGTCGAGTTCGCAGAGTACAGACTGGTAGGGGCGAGCAAATGAAAGAGAGATTAAACCTAATAATCATGGGAATCGGATTCTTGGCCATGTGGTTCGGCCTCGGTTCAATCGAGAACCCCGATTTCTCAATCAACTGGTATGGTGTCGTCATTGCTCTCTTGGGGGGAGTCATGGTATTCATCACCAACCTATACCAAGAACGGAGGAACAAATGAATAAAAGATATTCGATGCTCCTGATCATGTGCGTGGTCGCAGGCATCGTCATCGGGATGAGTTTTGGATTCCTTGAGTTTTGCTGTGAACCAATCACTTCGGAGGAGTTGCAGGTCATCGAGAGTGGAGTGTATCTCACAGCGGAGTTGTATG